TTTAAATAGAATTGAAGTGTCATCAAATTATAAAAAGATGGGAACTTTAGATGCTGGAGGTTACATCTNGCANACNANAGGGTTCTGGAAAAACACTTACTTCATTTAAAACTGCACAACTTGCAAGTAAACTAGATTATATAGATAAAGTATTATTTGTTGTAGATAGAAAAGACCTAGACTATCAAACAATGAGAGAATACGACAGATTTGAAAAAGGTGCTGCTAATGGTAATAGAAATACAAAGATATTACAAAAGCAAATAGAGGATGATAACACTAGAATTATTGTTACTACAATACAAAAGTTAAGTGAGTTTGTTAAAAGAAATCCAACACATCCAGCTTTTCAAAAGCACCTAGTTCTAATATTTGATGAATGTCATAGATCCCAATTTGGAGATATGCATAAATTAATAGTTAAGAACTTCAAGAACTACCACTTATTTGGATTTACTGGAACTCCTATATTTGCTAAAAATGCAACAAATAAATCTAATCCTGACTTCTGTACAACAGAGCAGGCATTTGGAGATAAGCTACATACATACACAATTGTTGATGCTATTAATGACGGCAACGTTCTTCCTTTTAGAATTGACTATGTAAATACGGTTAAAAAGAAGGAAGGAATGACTGATAAAGAAGTTCAAGCTATAAATACAGAAGAGGCACTATCATCACATGAGAGAGTAAGTAAAGTGGTTGAATACATAATAGAGCATTTCGACCAGAAGACTAAACGAAACTCTTTCTATGATTTAAAGGGTCAAAGATTAAATGGTTTCAATTCAATGTTTGCTGTAGCATCTATTCCTATGGCAAAGAAATACTATCTAGAATTTAAAAAGCAATTAGAAGAGAAACAAAAGGACTTAACAATTGCTACTATTTATTCATTTGCTGCAAATGAAGAAGATACTGCAGATGGTATTTTAGATGATGAAGGATTTGAAACGGAGTTACTGGATCAAAGTTCTAGAGAGTTCTTGGACTTTGCTATAAAAGAGTATAACAAGAAGTTTAAGACTAACTTCTCATCAGAAGGTAATGGATTCCAGGATTATTACAAAGACCTATCTGATAAGGTAAAACACAGAGAAATAGATTTATTAATTGTTGTTAATATGTTCCTTACTGGATTTGATGCAACAACACTTAATACTCTATGGGTAGACAAAAACTTGAAACAACACGGATTGATTCAAGCTTATTCAAGAACAAATAGAATATTAAACTCTGTTAAGTCTTATGGAAATATAGTATGCTTTAGAGATTTACAACAACAAACAAATGATGCCATTGCTTTGTTTGGAGATAAAAATGCAACAGGAATAGTTTTATTAAAGTCTTATGAAGATTACTACTATGGATATGAAGATGATAAAGGTAGAAAGCAAATGGGCTATGAGGAAAGAATAGCAATGCTACTTCAAAAGTATCCATTAGGAGAACAAATAATAGGTGAGTCAGCTAAAAAAGACTTTATAGTTTCTATGGGTAATATCCTAAGATTAAGAAACATACTATCATCATTTGATAAATTCCAAGGCATGGAAATATTAAGTGAGAGAGACTTTCAAGATTACATAGGAACATATACAGACCTATACGAGGAGTTCAAACCTAAACCAGGAGAAAGCGAAAGTATCAAGGATGATTTAGTATTTGAAATGGAGCTTGTAAAACAAGTAGAAGTAAACATCGACTATATTTTAATGCTTGTTTCCAAGTATCATCAATCTAACTGTACTGATAAAGAAATACTTGGTTCTATCGATAAAGCAATTAAGTCAAGTTTAGCTTTAAGGTCAAAGAAAGATTTAATTGATAATTTCATCGAAAGAATAAATGCTAATACAGATGTAATGAACGATTGGACTAAATTTGTAAGAGAACAAAAGGAACAAGACTTGAAAGCATTAATAGAAGATGAAAACCTAAATGAAGAAGAAACAAGAAAGTTTATTGATAATTCATTTAGAGATGGACAAGTTAAAACTACAGGAACAGACATTGAAAAAATACTACCACCTATGAGAAGATTTGGTGGAGGAAATAGAAATGAAAGAAAACAAACAATTATAGAAAAAGTACTAAAATTCTTTGAAAAGTACTTTGGTTTAAGTGTTTAAAAGGCTTAATTAGACTATATTGGGTAAATAAACCTAATATAGTCTTTTTTTATTTGGAGTGAACAAGTAATTTGCACCTAGTTGCAAAAAAAGATATAATTTGACAAAATATTACAAATTATTCGCATTTAGTTGCAATTATAAAAAATATAAATATTTTACTTTGCACCTATTGACAAATAAAAAATAAAATAATATAATAATTGCAGAAATGAACAAAAGGAGAGGTTAAAATGCAAAAAGATGATATTTTAGACACTAATCTATATGATGTAGACTTGAAAACTAAAATTAAAGGCTTTATTGAAGTAGCTAAGCAAGGAATCGTTAATAAAGAGGACGTTTTAGATTACTGTCAAGAGGCATCTCGAAAAGTAAGCAGGCTTAGAATGGTGTCAATGGAACTAAGAAGTATTATAAATAGTTGGGGTGCTGATGCAGAAGATCCTAGAGGTATTTATAAAGCAATAATTTCAAAGTATAACACAAAAGAAGAGGCAATCGCTGACCAAGAAAAAATGAAAAATGAATTGAGAGAATGGATGAAAATATCCGATGAACTTGATAAAATCAGAAATCAGTATAAAAATTTTAATAAATCGGTTTGTTTTTCTAATATTCGTGAATTATTGAAAGATAATCCAGATGTTAAAATAGGTCAAATTGAAAAAGATGCTGGGATTAGGTTAGGATACATGTCTAGGTTAGAAAAAGATGATAATACTGCAGAACCAAGTGTAGAGTTTATAGTAACAGCTGCTAAATTACTTAATGTAAGTGTTGATACATTAATTACTATGGATCTTGCTAATTTAACACCGACTGAAAAGTATCTTGTAAGTTTTATTGAAAAACTAAAATCAGATACTATACAAGATAAAATTAACTGGTCTGTCGAAACTCCATTTGAGTTAAGTAAATGCAACGTTGATTGTAATGGAGAATGCGACCATCCGTTATTTAGTGTGGAAACATTTTATAGACAGTCAGAGTGTGAATATCCTGACGAAGTAACTGAATGCGTATATGTTTCTAAAACTTTTGGTCCTAATACAGCCATAAACGGAGATTGTTATAAATTAAGATTGAAGAATGGCTCAATTTTCTATTTGATGGATTTAGTTAAAGATGTGCATCGTTCAGGTGACAAATCTGCTTTTGTTAAAGAGGCAGTAATGTATGTACCTTATAGAAAGACACAGGTTTTAGCTACAACAAATGATGAATATCCAATAGGACAACTATTAGAAGAATTATTCTTAGCTGTAAAAGAACGAATGAAACATCCTCAAGTAAGTAATGATGTAATGACTGCTATAGATGCATTTATGAAGGACGATTTAGAGGATGATCCAGAAGAATTACCATTTTAAGAAAGGAGCAATGATGTAAATGGCAGCAGCTATAGCAATTAGAAATGCAGATGCAAAAAGATTATTTGATGTTAAAGTCGACGAAACTGGTGAGATTTTAGATTATGAAGTAAAGAATGAAAAGGGTAAGTTTAAGATATCTGGTAAAGAAGTAAAAAAGCAGATAGACGAGAGCTTAAAAAAGAAGAAAAAATAAAATATTAAAACTACCGAGCAGAGAAACCGATAGTGAGTTATCTACAAGCCGGAGTTAAATTTTGTATATATGTTAACGATTAAGTTGATATGTATATGAAATTTAGCTTCGGCTTTTTTGCGTATTTATAGCAAGAAAGCTAGAGTTAAAAAAATATATTTTGAAGCCTGATTTGCAATAAGGGCGGAAGGATACGAATAAAAAGTTATTATTACCATTACTGGTAAAAACGCTTATTTTAGTACCCTCTCTTTATTGCACCCTAAATTAGGCATTAGGAGTCCGTGTACTAAAAAAGCACGGACTCTTTTTTCCTTTCCTTCTGCACTGGAACAACAGGCAAAAGGAAGGGAGGACTTTTAAATGAAAAGTCATAAAACAAAACAAGAAAACAGGGGTACTTATACCTACATCTTTGACGATGGAACTAAAATCACAATTAAACCAGGAGAAGAAGGAGTAACAGAGGAGTTCATCAAGAAGCTACATTCTTTAGATGATTCAGAGGTTTATTACAACCATAAGAACTGGCATAGACCTATATCAGAAAAAGAAAAACAAGATATTAGGGAATGGGAAGAGAAACACCCAGGAGAAAAATATCAAGAAGTATGGAACATATCTATTGATTCAGTATTTGATGAAGATGGAAACCAAGATAAGTGTATCTATCTTGCAGATAATACAACTGCTGTAGAAGATACATCAGATGAAGTAGATAGGTTAAGAGAAGTTGTTTCAATGATGACTGAAAAACAACAAAGAGTATATGAACTTCATTTCCTAGAAGGCTATTCACTTACTGAAGTAGCTGCCATTATGGGAACTTCTATACCTAGTGTTCACAAGCACAAAGAAAAAATCTTGAAGTTTATAAAAGAAAATTTCAAGAGAGGTTAAAAAAAATAAAAAATTCTTTGCCTAGTACTTGTAAGGCAGTGAACTTACAAATACGAAGGGAGGATCACGGGATGGCTATAAAGCATAAGGTCACAATCAACGTAACTGATGAAAAAGGCAACAATGTGAAAATACTGCGAGGTGGTCAATTAACTTTGCCACAGAAAATCATCAAATTTCTATTTGGAGATTATAGACAAGTATTTTTATTAGACCCTGGGCAATCAGTCCAATCCGTTGATGTCAAAGAAATTAAGGAAGGAGGAAGTACCGATGGGCAAGATGAATAATTTATCTTTAGAACTAGAAGAACTAAGAAAGAATACTAATAAGTTAAGTGAAATACTTTCTACAGTTAGCGACATTATAACAACAATCAACGATATTGTAGGAACTATTGAATCAGCATTTTCAAGTTCTCCAGAAAAACCTAAAGAAATTAAAAAGTCTGTAACTCTAGAAGAAGTAAGAGCAGTTCTAGTAGAAAAATCAAGAGCAGGAAAAACAGCTGAAGTAAAAGGATTACTTACTAAATTTGGAGTTAACAAGTTATCTGAATTAGACGCATCAAAATATGATGAGCTATTAAAAGAAACGGAGGGAATTTAATATGAGCAGTCATGCAATATTATCAGCATCTAGTAGTAAGCGATGGCTGAATTGTCCTCCTTCTGCAAAGTTATGTGCTGAAGTAGAAGACACAACATCTGAATATGCTAAAGAAGGTACAGATGCACACACACTTTGTGAGTATAAAGTTAAGTCGATGCTTGGAATTAAAATGCAAGATCCAACTGATAGTTTATCTTACTATAATGAAGAAATGGAACGATGTGCTAACGATTATGCCAGTTACGTCATGGAAGTTATAGAAGATGCAAAGAACTATTGTAAAGACCCACTTGTTTTAATAGAACAAAAATTGGACTTTTCAAGGTTTGTTCCAGAAGGATTTGGAACTGGGGATTGCTTAATTATAGCCGACAAAATGCTTTATATAATCGATTTTAAGTATGGTAAAGGTGTAGAAGTTGAAAGTGAAGATAACCCACAAATGATGTGCTATGCGATTGGAGCTCTAGAACTTTTTGATAAGTTATATGACATTGAAAATGTATGCATGGTAATTTATCAACCAAGAATAGAAAACATTAGTGTTTCAAGTATGAATGTTACAGAGTTATATAGTTGGGCAGAAAATACACTAAAACCAATTGCAGAACTTGCCTATGAAGGTAAAGGTGAGTTCAAAGCAGGAGACCATTGTCAATTTTGCAAGATAAAAGCAACTTGTAGAAAAAGGGCTGAATACAATATGGAACTTGCAAAGTATGATTTTGAAGAACCTGCAGAACTAACAGATGATGAAATATCATCAATACTTATTAAATCGAGTGATTTAGTATCGTGGGTATCTGATATTAAAGAATATGCTTTGAATCAAGCCATACTCGGAAAGAACTATCCTAATTTGAAATTAGTAGAGGGACGTTCTAATCGTAAGTACTTAAATGAGGATGAAGTAGCAACAGCAGTTATAAATGCAGGATACGATCCTTATGAAAAGAAACTACTAGGAATTACATCAATGACAAATCTACTAGGAAGAACAAAATTTAATGAGGTATTAGGTAATCTAATTTATAAGCCTCAAGGGAAACCAACGCTCGTACTGGAAAGCGATAAAAGACCAGCTATGCAAATAAATGATTTTAAAGATGAAAGAGAGGAAATTAATCATGAATAATAGTTTTAATTCGACAAAAGTAATAACAGGAGTAAATACAAGATGGAGCTACTGCAATGTGTGGGAGCCAAAGTCAATCAATGGAGGAACACCAAAATATAGTGTGTCACTAATAATTCCAAAGAGTGATACAACAACAGTAGAAAAAATCAAAAAAGCAATTGAAGCAGCTTATAAAGAAGGTGAGAGTAAATTAAGAGGTACAGGAAAAAGTGTGCCACCTTTACAAGCAATAAAAACACCTCTTAGAGACGGAGATTTAGAAAGACCAGATGATGAGGCTTATAAAGGATGCTACTTTATAAATGCAAATTCAGCAGCAGCACCTGGAATAGTTGATGCAGCTTGTCAACCTATTATCGAACGTGCAGAAGTTTATAGTGGAGTATATGGACGAGCAAGTATTAATTTATATGCTTTCAACTCAAACGGAAATAAAGGTATAGCTTGTGGATTAAATAATCTTCAAAAGATTAAAGATGGCGAAAGTCTTGGTGGAAAATCAAGAGCTGAAGATGATTTTGCTACAAGTGATGAAGAAGATTTCTTGGGATAGGAGGTTAATAAGAATGGAGACAGTTTTAGCAATAATCGTAATAATTGGTTTCATATTCTTATTAGGAATATGGTCATTAACTGCACTTTACTCATTAGCTTGTGATGTTAATGCTGAAAAGAGAAGAGAAAGACAAGAAAAAAGAGATGCTGAATACCACAAAGCTAGAATGAAAGAATTAATGAAATAAGAAAGGCGGTAGTTATGCTACCGCTTTAATTATAATTGGAGGTAAAGAGATGAATGATATTAAAACAATTTCAATTGATATAGAAACATTTTCTGATATAGACCTATCAAAGTGTGGCGTTTACAAATATACTGAATCAGAAAACTTTGAAATCTTGCTATTTGCTTATTCAATAAATCATGGAGAAGTACAGGTTGTTGATTTAGCAGTAGGAGAAAAAATACCAATGGAGATTATAAAAGCACTCGTTGATAATAAAATCTTAAAGTGGGCTTATAATGCTAACTTTGAAAGAGTGTGTCTATCTCGCTATATATCAAGATATTATCCAGATATCTTTATATCTTATAGTATTCCTGAAGACACAGTTAATGAGTTTTTAGACCCTAGTTCTTGGAGATGTTCTATGATATGGTCGGCTTATTTAGGACTTCCTTTGTCACTTGCAGGAGTTGGTGCTGTATTAGGATTAGAAGAACAAAAACTAAAAGAGGGTAAAGATTTAATCAAGTACTTTTGTGTTCCTTGTAATCCAACAAAAACAAATGGAGGTAGAACAAGAAACCTACCAGAGCATGATATGACTAAATGGGAGCTTTTCAAAAAGTATAATAAGCGAGATGTTGAAGTTGAAGTATCTATCCAGGAAAGATTACAAAGTTATCCTGTGCCAGAGTTCTTATGGGATGAGTATCACTTGGATCAAGAAATAAATGATAGAGGAATTGGGCTTGATATGGAGCTTGTAGAAAATGCTATAAAGTTTGATGAGATAGCAAAGCAAGAAACATCAGAAAAACTACAAACCCTAACCAACATAGAAAATCCAAACTCAGTCATGCAAATGAAAGAATGGCTCAACAATAATGGAGTTGAGGCAGAGTCACTTGGTAAAAAGCAAGTGGCTGAAATGATAAAAGATGCACCAAAAGAAATAGCTGAAGTTTTAGAACTAAGGCAACAAATATCTAAATCTTCAGTAAAGAAATATCTAGCCATGAAGAATGCAGGTTGCTGGTGTAATCGTGCTAGAGGTATGTTTCAATTCTATGGTGCTAATAGAACAGGAAGATGGGCAGGAAGGATTATACAATTACAAAACCTACCACAAAACCATATAGAAGATTTAAAAGATGCAAGAGAGCTAGTTAAGTATGGCGACTATAATGCTTTTGAAACTCTATATGATGTTCCAGATACCTTATCTCAACTTATCCGTACAGCATTTGTTCCAAGAAAAGGTATGAAGTTTATAGTAGCAGACTTTTCTGCAATTGAAGCTAGAGTTTTATCTTTTCTAGCAAATGAAAAGTGGAGGATGGATGTATTTGCAAACAATGGTGATATCTATTGTCAGTCAGCCTCTGCTATGTTTAAAGTTCCAGTTGAAAAGCATGGAGTAAATGGACACTTAAGACAAAAAGGAAAAATAGCAGAACTAGCCTGTGGTTATGGTGGCTCTGTTGGAGCTTTGAAAGCAATGGGAGCCATTGATATGGGACTTCAAGAAGAAGAGCTAGAACCGCTTGTTAAATCCTGGAGAGAGGCAAATCCACACATCGTGGAAATGTGGTGGGCAGTAGATAAAGCAATAAAAAATGCAGTTAGAAATAGAACTAAAACTGAAACTCATGGATTAAACTTCATTTATAAAAGTGGGATGCTCTTTATTGAATTACCAAGTGGAAGAAGACTAGCCTATGTAAAACCTAAGATTGAAATTAATCAATATGGATCAGAAAGTGTAACATACGAAGGCGTAGGTGCTACTAAAAAGTGGGAACGATTAGAAAGCTACGGTCCAAAGTTTGTAGAAAATATCATACAAGCCATTAGTAGAGACATCTTGTGTTATGCAATGCAGAGGTTATCTTATTGTTTTATAGTAGGACACGTCCATGATGAAATGATAATCGAATGTAGTAAAGAGATGTCGCTTGAAAAGGTATGTGAGCAAATGGGCGAAACTCCTCCTTGGATTAAAGGCTTACTTTTAAGAGCTGATGGGTATGAATGTGAATTTTATAAAAAAGATTAAATGAGAGGCTAAAATATAGCCTTTTTTCTTTGACTGTTATTTAGGAGAAGGTGTTTCTCCAAAACCAAAGAAAGGAGGCAAGAATAATGGCAAGTGACGGAGAGATTCTTGATTATAAAGATTTACTAAACAAATTCAATCTAACTGATGAGTTCTACCCACTTGTGTATGTATGTTCTCCATATAGAGGAAACAAAGAGGAGAATACTCGAAAAGCTAGAGAGTATAGTAGATTCACATTTGAAAAGAAAAACATACCAATAACACCGCATCTTTTATACCCGCAATTCATAAATGACGATGACCTGTTTGAAAGAAACATCGCGATTCATAAAATCAACTATGTTCTTTTAGGACTTTGTAAAGAAGTGTGGGTTTTTGGTGATGTCATAACAGAAGGAATGAAACGAGAGATATCTGTTGCAAAGAAGAGAAAAAAGCCAATTAGGTATTTCAATCACGATTTAAAGGAGGAGAGTTAAAACTATGTTTACAATTTATTATTCAGATGTTACTGGAGTTCCAAGTAACTGCAGTTATTCTCATAAGAAACTGGTGACTGATGAGGATAGCTTAAAAGAGGCTATTAGTCATGATTATGTATGTGCTGAATATAAAAATAGCTATCGTAATGGTGACAATTTCATAGGAAGTGATTGTCTTCCTGTTGATTGTGATAATGACCACTCTGATAATCCAGAAGATTGGATAACACCAAGTATTATAAGAGAGGCATTTCCTGATGTTTCATTTGCTATTCATTATAGTAGGTCAAACAACAAGGAAAAGAACGGAAAAAGTGCTCGTCCAAAGTTCCATGTTTTATTTCCAATTGATTATGAAACTGATGCAACTAAATATAAAGACATCAAATTAAGGGTTAATTCTATATTTCCATACTTCGATACAAATGCTCTTGATGCTGCAAGGTTCTTCTTTGGTACAAAAGAGGCTGAAGTTGAAATCTATCAAGGAAGTATTAATTTAACCGAATACTTAAACTCTGATGAGTTTGAAAACATGGAAATGAATAAAATGCCAGAGAGTTTGGTAATTAAAGAAGGCAGTCGTAACTCCACATTATCTCATTTTGCTGGTCGAGTTATAAAGAAATATGGAGACACCGAAAAAGCATATGCAGTGTTTATGGAAAAAGCTGCTCTTTGTGATCCACCATTAGGAGATGAAGAATTAGTTTCTATTTGGAATAGTGCTAAAAAGTTTTATAAAAAGTTATCCAATCAAGAAGGCTATGTTGACCCAGAACAATACAACCAAGATTTCTTATTAGAACCATTGGATTATTCAGATGTAGGACAGGCAACTGTACTAGCAAAAGAGTATGAGAACAAATTAAAGTATTCTCCATCGACAGACTTTCTTGTTTATAACGGAAGTTACTGGGAAGAGTCAAAGTCTAAAGCTCAAGCTATATCACAGGAACTAACAACAAGGCAACTTGAAGAAGCGGAAGTAGGAATAAAAAAACTAACTGATGTAATGCTTAAAAATGGTGCTTGGGATATTTTATCCTCTGTCGGTCCTAAAAAGGCAGTTGGATTATTTAATGAAGAACAAGCTAGAGTTTTCAAAGACTATGAAGATGTAACAGCTTATAGGAAGTACGCAATTAAAAGAAGAGACTCAAAGTATATCTTTGCATCATTAAGAGAGGCAAGTCCTATGGTTGAAATCAAGCAGGATAAATTAGATAGTGATGAGTTCCTATTAAACACACCAACAGCAACATATGATTTAAGGTTTGGAACTGATAAAAAGCATGAGCATTCAGCAGAGGATTACATTACAAAGCAAACAACACTTGATCCATCTAGTGAAGGAGAAGAAATATGGAATGATGCTCTAAACACATTCTTCTGTGAGGATAAGGACTTAATAAGATACGTGCAAGAAGTAGCAGGACTTGCTGCAATAGGTAAAGTGCATCTTGAAGGTCTTATTATTGCTTATGGTGGTGGTAGAAATGGTAAGTCTACATTCTGGAATACAATCTCCAAAATACTAGGTACTTATAGTGGCAATATGTCAGCTGATACTCTAACTGTTGGATGCAAGAGAAATGTTAAACCAGAGATGGCAGAAATAAAAGGAAAGCGACTTGTAATTGCAGCAGAACTTGAAGAAGGTATGAGGTTTAATACTTCCAATATAAAGCAGTTGTGTTCTACCGATGAAATCTATGCCGAGAAAAAATACAAAGAACCTTTTAAGTTTGAACCAACACATACTTTAGTACTTTATACAAACCATCTACCAAAGGTAGGTGCAATTGATGAAGGAACATGGAGAAGACTTATAGTTATTCCGTTTAATGCAGTAATTGATGGTTCATCAGATATAAAGAATTATGCTGACTACTTATATGAAAATGCAGGTGGGGCAATTCTTAAATGGATCATGGAAGGTTCTAAACGAGTAATTGATAATGAGTATCACTTAACTAAACCAGCAGTGGTTGAAAACGCAATTAATAAGTACAAAGAAAGCAACGATTGGTTTTCACAATTCTTGGATGAATGTTGTGAAGTTGATAATTCATTTAGTGAAAATTCTGGAGAAGTTTATAGTGCCTATAGGGACTACTGTTCAAGGGTAGGTGACTACATAAGAAGTACTACTGATTTTTATACTGCTCTTGAAAGTGCTGGTTTTCAAAGAAGAAAAACAAAAACAGCAAGGCTAATTTATGGCTTAAAACTCAAATCAGAATTTCTAGAAAATTAAAAAGGTGACACTCGGTGACAGTCTTTTCTATAAATATTCTATAGAGTTAAAAAAATTAATATATAAGAAAAGTTATGGAAATGAACGTCACCGACCGTCACCATCACTTTAAAAGACTGATGGGAGTAAGGAAAAATGAGAGAAAAGTATATAGAGCAAAAATTAGTTAGTGAAGTTAAAAAGCGCGGTGGCATTTGTTTGAAACTTGCATCAACAGGATTAGATGGTATTCCAGATAGACTGGTATTAATGTCAAAAGGCAAGATTGCTTTTGTAGAGTTGAAAGCACCAAAACAAAAACCAAGAAAACTCCAACTTGTAAGAATTAAGAAGTTAAAAGAACTGGGATTTAGTGTATATGTGTTAGACACTTTAGAAGATATAGGAGGTGTAATCGATGATATACAAACCACATAATTATCAAAAGTATGCAACTGAGTTTATTGAAACTCACAACGAGTCAGCAGTCCTACTTGATATGGGACTTGGAAAAACATCAATAACACTTACTGCAATAAATGATTTATTATTTGATAGTTTTGAAGTTCACAAAGTTTTAGTAATTGCACCTTTAAGAGTTGCAAGATTTAGTTGGAAAGCTGAAATAGAAAAATGGGAACACCTACATAACTTGAAATATGAAATTGTAGTAGGAACAGAAAAAGAAAGAATAGCTGCTTTAAGGAACAATGCCGATATTTATATTATTAATCGTGACAATGTTAAGTGGCTAGTTGAAAAAATGGGTTCTAAATTTAACTTTGATATGGTTGTAATTGATGAACTATCATCTTTTAAAAATTACAACTCACAAAGATTTAGAAGTTTTATGAAAGTAAGACCTAGAGTAAAAAGAATGGTTGGATTAACAGGAACTCCATCAAGTAATGGATTAATGGATTTATTTGCTGAATTTAAAGTTCTAGATATGGGAAAAAGGCTAGGAAGGTTTATTGGAGAATATAGAAACAACTACTTTGAACCAGATAAGCGAAATGGTCAAATAATATTCAGTTATAAACCACTACCAAATGCAGAAGAACAAATATATAAGCAAATATCAGATATTACGATTTCTATGAAATCAACTGATTATTTAGAAATGCCAGAACTCATAAAAAACAATTATTCCGTTACTTTAGATGAAAAAGAATGGTCTAAATATGAAGAATTAAAAGAAGATTTAGTATTGGAACTTCCTGGAGGAGAAATAACAGCATCTAATGCAGCAGTACTATCAAATAAATTAATACAAATGGCAAATGGAGCCATATATGATGAAAATGGAGAGTTCGTAGATGTACATAGTAAAAAATTAGAGGCTTTGGAAGATTTAATTGAATCAGCAAATGGAAAACCTGTACTTGTTGCTTATTGGTTCAAGCATGATCTTGAAAGAATTGAAAAACACCTAAAAAGTAAAAAGATTGAATTTGCAAGACTTGATAGTGACAAAAGTATCAAAGATTGGAATGAAGGAAAAATATCAGTTGCACTTATTCATCCAGCATCAACAGGACATGGCTTAAATCTTCAAGAAGGTGGTTCTACAATTATATGGTTTGGACTTACTTGGTCTTTGGAATTATATGAACAAACAAATGCAAGACTATGGAGACAAGGTCAAAAATCTAAAACGGTGGTAATAGAACACATAATTGCAAAAGACACCATTGATGAACAAATTGTAAAAGCATTAGAAGGAAAACACAAAGTTCAGGATTCGTTGATTAGTGCAGTAAAAGTAAATCTTAGTAAATCAGAGTCAATCCGAGGGTAATCAAAAAGAATCGGAGGTTAAAACATGACAGCAAAAGAATACTTGTTACAAGCTCATTATTTAGATGAACGAATAACATCAAAGACACAACAGATAGCATCCTTAAATGAATTAGCAACCAGATGCACTTCAACCATTTCTGATATGCCAAAGAGTCCTAATCGTGGAGGATCAAGAATGGAAGATTGCATTATTAAAATAATTGATTTAGAAGATAAGCTGAAGGAAGACATTGAAAGACTAATAAACCTAAAGCAAGAAATAATGGAAGTAATAAGAGCAGTTCCTAACATTGAATATCAAACCCTTCTTGAGAAGAGGTACTTGTGTTTCAATACCTGGGAACAAATATCTGTTGATATGAACTACTCAATACAGCACATACACCGTATGCATAGTTCAGCTTTGAAAGAAATTGTAGTTCCAAGCTAAGATGAGAGTAAATGTGATAGTATGAGACTATTGTCTTGTGATATCATTATAATGGAAGAAATTAAAATGATGAAAGCCTTATGGGGAAACCTGTAGGGCTTTTATTATGGAAGAAAGGAAATAGAAAGATGCCAAAGAAACCAAAGCGTCCATGTTCTTACCCAGGATGTCCACGATTAACGGATGGCAGGTTTTGTTTAGAACATGAGAAACAAGAGAACAAAAGGTATGAACAATACGATAGAAGTCCAGAAGTAAAGAAAAGGTACGGACGAGTTTGGAAAAGAATAAGAGATAGTTATGCAAAAGAACACCCTTTGTGTGAGTTGTGTTTAGAGCGTGGGATTTACAAACCAACTGAAGAGGTACACCATAGACTACCACTGGCAGAGGGTGGAACACATGATAGAAAGAATTTAATTTCACTTTGTAAATCGTGCCATGCTACGATTCATGCTGAACGTGGAGACAGATGGAGAGCTAAACCTAAATATTATAGGTAGGGGGAGTCAAATCTCTACAAAGTATGGGCGTTGCAACGGGCGTGGGGTCTTATGTGTAAAAAAGGCGAATTCAAAAGGGTATTAAAGGGAGGTGAGATTAAATGCCCACAAAATCAAACAATATTGGTGGTAGAGGCGGTGCTAGAATTGGTGCTGGAAGAAAAAAATCAGCAGTAAAAGAAAAAGCACAAAACGGTAATCCTGGTGGTAGAACTTTGGAAACATTAGACATACCAGAAATTGAAGGAGCCGAGATGCCAAAGCCACACGATTTCTTATCTGAAAAACAACGTGATGGAAATGAACTACAGGCAAAAGAGATATATCAGGAAACTTGGGAGTGGCTTAAAAAAGTAGGTTGTGCTCAAAAAATCTCACCACAACTTTTAGAAAGATATTCAATGTGTAGTGCCAGATGGATTCAATGTGAAGAACTAACTAACAAGTTAGGACTTTTATCAAAGCATCCAACAACACAAAAACCAATACCATCGCCATTTATAAATATTGGTATTAATTATATGAACCAGGCGGTTAGGTTATGGAATGAGATATTCCAAATTGTAAAAGAAAATTGTAGCACAGCTTATGAAGATGCTGCACCACAAAATGATTTGATGGAAAGATTGCTAAGAGCAAGAGAGGAGAGAAAATAATGATAGAAAAAGTTAATCCAAAGCACCCAGACAAAGTTGCGGATAGAATAGCAGGTGCAATAGTAGATTTAGGATATAAGTTACAAGAAAATCCTAAAATAGCAGTTGAGGTTTTAATAGGACATGGAGTTTGTCATGTGATTGTTGAAACATCAGTAGATTTTAATAAGGAAGATATAGAAAATATCATCACAAGAATAGCAGGAAATATGTCGAAAGATGTCGTATTAGTGCCACAAGATATACACTTATCTAAAAACCAAGAGGAAGAAATAAGATGTGGTGACAACGGAATATTTAAGGGAGTACCTTTAACAGACGAGCAAAAGAAGTTATCAGAAATTGCTCGTTTTATTTATGAAAAATATCCAAGTGATGGTAAGTACATTTTAGATAATGAAAAACTAATTATTTGTCAAAGCAATTGTAAGACAGAGGAATTAAAAGAATTGTATCAAGATGCAACAATCAATCCATTAGGTGATTGGACAGGAGGAACTGATGTTGATACAGGTGCTACCAATAGAAAACTTGGTTCTGATATGGCAGATGGTGTAACTGGTGGAGGACTTCATGGTAAGGATCTGTCAAAAGCAGATGTGTCAGTAAATATTTATGCTTTCTTGAAAGCTCAAGAAACTAATGAAGTTGTGAAGATATCATGTGCTATTGGTGATAAAGAAGTAGATGGAAGACCTTATGAAGAAATAGTAAACATTGCTAAAGATTACATTGAGTCTATCGGTGGATTTGAGAAATTCGCTGAATGGGGACTTTTTTAGGAGGTGGATAAAATGTCTAAAACAACAACAGAAATGCAACTAATATCAATTGATAAATTAGTTCCTTATGTGAATAATGCAAGGACACACTCGGCAGAACAAATATTGAAACTTCGTTCTTCACTTAGAGAGTTTGGATTTGTTAATCCAATAATAATTGATAGAGAGTTTAATGTAATTGCTGGTCATGGAAGATTGATGGCAGCTAAAGAAGAAGGAATAGAAGAAGTACCATGTGTGTTCGTTGACTACTTAACTGATGCTCAAAAGAAAGCATATATTTTAGCAGATAACCGTATGGCAATGGATGCAGGTTGGGATGAAGAATTACTTAAAATAGAAATGGAAGAATTACAAAATCTAGGATACGATTTAGAGTTTACTGGATTTGATGAAAAAGAACTAGCTGACTTATTTGGAGTAGATGACAAAGAAGTAAAAGAGGATGAATTTGATTTAACCGCTGCCCTTGAAAAAGCAAGTTTTGTTGAAAGAGGAGATGTGTGGTTCGTAGGAAAGCATAAGTTGATGTGTGGTGATGCAACATCAAGTGAGGATGTAGCAAAACTAATGGAAGATAAAAAAGCAAACTTAATCTTAACCGACCCACCTTACAACGTAGCTTTCAAAAGTTCTGATGGATTAACAATCCAAAATGATAGTATGGATAACAATGACTTCTATGAGTTCTTATATTTATCATTTAAAAATATGGCAGACCATTTGGAAAACGGTGGAGCTGCATATGTATTCCATGCTGATACAGAAGGCTTGAATTTTAGAAAAGCTTTTATAGATGCAGGATTTCATTTAGCAGGTTGTTGCATATGGGTAAAAGATAGTTTAGTACTAGGTCGTTCAGATTATCAATGGCAACATGAACCTGTATTATATGGCTTTTTACAAAATGGAAAACATCCATGGTATTCAGATAGAAAACAAACTACTATCTGGAACTTTGATAAACCTAAAAAGAACTCAAATCATCCAACTTCTAAACCACTTGATTTATTAGCTTATCCAATAAACAATTCAACTCAAGCTAATGCTATTGTTATAGACACATTTGGTGGTAGTGGATCAACACTTATGGCTTGCGAGCAAATGAATAGGATTTGTTACACAATGGAACTTGATGAAAAATACGCATCAGTTATTTTAAGAAGATATGTTGAGGATACTAACGATAGTGAAAATGTGTATGTAATTAGAGATGGTGTAAAGATATTGTATAAAGATTTAGTTAAAGAGGTAGAAACAGAACATTAGTGTAGAACTTGATATTACTGTATTTTAGAGCAATATATGTAATGCAAGGAGGTAAACAATATGATGTTTCCAAAAAAAGAAATCGTTGAAAGAATACGAAAAGAATATCCAAAAGGAACAAGAGTAATGCTTGTAAATATGGATGATACACAAGCTCCACCACTTGGAACAAAAGGAACTGTAATTGGTGTAGATGATACTGGATCAATTATGGTTGCCTGGGATAATGGTAGCTCTTTAAATGTTATTTATAATGTCGACAAATGTGTCAAAATATAACAAAAAAATATACACTTATTTTGCCTAAATGACTTGATATATATGCCTTTTAGAGTGATATATATACATAACAAAAAGAGGAAATCTTATATAAAGAAAGGTGAGTAAGATGAGTGAAAAAGCAATAA